GTGGGCGTATAGAGCTTCGAGTTCGCCCTCGCTGAGTATGGGTTTAGCGCCTACGGAAGTAGCAACTGTTTTGTCCTTGGTCGTTAGACCCATGCCGGACAGTACATTTACTAACGCACCATCATTCCGGAAATTATCAGCATTCATTTCCACGGTGGCCGTAGGGCTGATTGATATAGAAAGATTATCGCTGAGCGTCGACACTGCGATAGAAACTTGTCAGTGAGCGTTTTTGCATAGACTAAAGTTATCATTGATACTTCGAAACGTAAGGTAAACTTCTCAATGCTCCGCTTGGCCGGCCTCGGTACGCTGAAACAGCGGCCGGACGGCGCATGTTGGACCATCACATCGATGGGTCCCTCCTCTGCTCGAAACGCTTTGCGAAGTTGCGATTCCGCCAGGGCATCTTGAGCTCGTGGGGTGGATGCTGCGCGTATTGCGGAGCTCCAGCGGGCACGCTCGATCACGTCAAGGCGAAGCGGCGGGGTGGGCCGACGGTGCAGCGCAACTTGGTGGCGGCCTGCGCGACGTGCAACCGAGCCAAAGGATCAGAGGAGTGGCTCGTGTGGTTCCGGGCTCAGTGCTTCTGGGAAGCGCACCGGGAAGACGCGATCTACGAATGGATGGGGGCTGCGAGGATCGAACTCGCCTGAGGCCGATTATGAGTCGGCTGCTCTCACCAGATAGCTAAACCCCCGGGCTCGGGATGTCGTTGAGTACGGCGTAGTCTCCCACGATGCGTAGGGCTGCTTCGTTGTAGGCACGGGCGGCTTCTATTTCGCATTTGTAGACGCCGATTTGGTAGCGAACTCCCATATGGGTGATCGCAGCTCGATAGGGGTGTGTGGCAGTGCCTTTGGTCACTCCGCGGAAGCGTGAGAAGGCGTCTTTACGTAGTGGACGGCGAGCTTGCGATAGGTAGAAGTCCTTATCGCTCATGCGTTTGCGGTAGTACGACATACAATTAAATGTGCGCGAAGAATCCTGCAGTGTTTGGGGTCTCTGGAATGGCGTGACAGGCGAACGCTAGAGCCATAACACAATCGTCGTGTGCTCCAGATGCGGCTTCTCGTTGGCCGGATTCTTTCTGTTGGAAAGCGCGAAGCTCATTAGGAATGGCGCCCTCGGGGAAGATCAACTCGTCGTGTTCCATCAGGAACAGGATGCGATCGGTAGCAACGATCTTGCTGGGGCGGCTGGTGTTGAAGGTTTCGATAGCATATTTGGGCAAAGCAGTGGAGAGCGCTTCTGCGATCACAGCGCCCATTGCTTGTTTCTCCACGATTACCCGCTCCGGGAGGTAATCCTCAATGAGGCTTTTCACATGACGCAAGCTGTAATCGGTGCTCTTGCCGTTCTCGTGGTACATGCCAACGACCTCGTAGGGGCGTTCGGTGATGTCCAGGACAATGGCTGTGAAGTAGTCGTTGCCGCCGGCGTTGGGATCGACGCCTATCACGTAGGTGCGGCCGATGGAGCCGCATTCGCGCCAGTGGCCGCGGGCGGCGCGGCGGACCAGGTCCGATGGGTAGATCTGGGTGTCGGTGGCACCAAAGGCCAGCTCGTACTCGGAGTCCCATGCGGCCTGGGTCATCCGGCGCGACTCGCGGGTCTTCCGAGCCCACTCGGGGTCGTGCCCGTAGAGCGGGTGCTGGGAGTAGTGGATCGCGACGCGGTTCCAGCTGTCGGCTACCAGGGCCAGGCGGTCGTTGAGCGCTTCGATCTCCCGGCGGCGGACGTAGTCGTACCAGTCTTCGGGGGTGCCTTGGTGCCAGAGCTGGCCGAACCAGTCGAGCTCGGTGTCGGGCGTCGAGGTGACGATCACCTTGGCGTTCTCGCCCACCATGGAGAGCGTGGGCATGGCGCCCCGGTAGATCTCGGCGGCACCATCGAGGAAGGCGCCCTCGTCCATGAAGAGGACGGAGCAGCTGGGGATGCCTCGAGCGGCGCGGGGTGAGGCGGGGAGGAAGTAGAGCGTGCCGCGCCCTTCGATGGCGATCTGTGTGTTGCTATCCGTGAGGTAGCGGATTGACTCGCCCTCGATGGAGTTGGCCATGGCGCGCACGCGGCGGCCGAGCTCGGAGGCGTCCTGCTGGGTCTTGGAGAAGATCACCGCCGCGAAGCCGCGCTCGGTGAGCGCCCGGCACAGGAGGTAGGAGCAGACCGTCTCCGAGGCGCCCATTTGGCGGCTCTTGTTGATGATCGTGTTGGGGTGCTCGTTGATCGAGCGGACGAGCGCCTCTTGATAGGGGTAAGGGTCGAAGGGGGCGACGGTGCCGGCGGTGCGGATCCAGGTGCGCTTGGCGAAAGACGGCCAGTCCTCCACGCCCGGGAGCTTCGTCGGGGCGATGGCGGGATCGAAGATCGCGGAGCGCGCCTTGCGGCGAGCGAGCTCGAGGCGGAGCTTGTCGGCCCGGCGCTGCAGCTGGGCGAGGGAGGCGGTCATTCGTCCTCGGGGTCAGCGCTCTTCAGGAGGTCGATGTCGCTGATGGGCTCATTTCCCTTGGTGGCTTCGGACTTCAGCTCGAGCACTCCGTAGATCTGGGCTTCGAGGTCCGAGACCGTGCGCTCCAGCAACTTGCGCTCTTGGTAGGCGGCGGCGCCGTTGAGCAGAACACGGGAGGCGGCGATGCGGTCGGAAGCTCGCGCCTCTGGGTCGTTCATGATTTCCGTGAGCGTCGCGATGGCCTCTGGCATGAGGGCGACATGCTGCGACTCGGAGCTTTCGATGAGCTCCTGCTGCATGTTGTAGATCGCTCGTTGCACCGCAGGGCGCTTGCGCCAGTTGTAGAGAGTCTTCTCGGCGATTCCGAGAGCGCGAGCGACCTCGCGGCAGGTCTTGCCACGAGCGAGGAGATCTGCAGCTAAGCGTTCCTGCTCGCGGAGTCCATCGACGATGTTTGGTAGGCGCGCAACCATGGCCAGATTCTTACTGGAGTAGACGGATAGTTACCGCCTGCGGGTCTAGCTTACTCATTCCTGAATGGGGCACGCATCGCACTGTCCAACGCTGCGCAGAACTCATAGAGGGAGCGGTGGTCGTAGCGCAGCAGGTCTCGGGCAGCGGCGAGGCGAGCGGCGTCGGTGACGTCGTGGAGAACGGCACGAAGCCCGTGCTCGATGCAATCGCCCTCGGGATGGAGGGCGGCTGCGCGTTTGAATGTTGCTACTAAATGGGGCAGGGAATAGTGCTCGTTAAGCCGCATCGGATTGCGCCAGGGTTGTCACCACTGAAGCAACGATGGCTTCGAGATGCGGACGTGGTACGCCGGAAACAACACGAGCGGCGTTCTCGACGGCCTGGGCGTAGGCGCGAGGTGTAGGGCGAGGCGCCGGAGCTTTGCCGAGGGCTCGCTCGCGGATGAGCTGACCGCGGGGGATGAGGAGCGCTGCGGCTTCGGTGTCGAGGCGGAGGCGTTCTTCGGGGGTGAGGAAGACTTTGGTTTCGAGGCGCTTTGACGACATCGTTATGACGTTATGTGGGGTGTGAGAGGGCTGGGAAGGTGTCTACTGGGCTTCGAGCTCGGTGGCGATGGCGAGGAGACGCTGGCGGGTTAGCCGTCGCTCGTGTTGTCGAAAGTGCCCAAGGTCAGGCGCAATGGGAGGCAGATCCATTTCTGTCGGCACCACCTGATCTGCAACAGCCCGTAGAGCGGAGGCGACTGTGGGCGCATCAAGCTGCCATCCAAACTTGTGGACTTTTTCGTCAGAGTAAAGGGCAAGCACGGCATCTTTTACCGCCTGAGCCTGTGGTGACAACTCAGCCATCCCTGCCCTCCAGCTCGGCGGCGATGGCGAGGAGTTCGTCGCGCACTTTGCATCGATTACGGATGGCGGCAAGTGACAGCGATCCCTCGTCGATGTCGTCTGGCTCCGGCGCAACCTGATCAGCAGCAGCTCGCAAAGCGGCGGCGACATCGGATTTGATCTGGTCAATCGAGTTCGGACAGGCGTAATACGGCACGTCGTAGCGCTTAAGCGTCACGGCGTTCAGCACTGCTTGTGTGGCGGGTGAAAGTTCTTGAGTCATTGCTAAACCTCGTAGTGTGTAGATCTAAACCCGCGCCAAGGTGACGCTCTCGGGTTGGTTTTGATACTTGCCTTCGCGGTTCTCGTAGGAGACGGCGCAGGGTTCGCCCTCGAAGAACAGCGCTTGGACAATGCCTTCATTCGCGTAGATGCGGCAGTCGGCGCCGGAGGAGTTGCTGAACTCCAGGGTGAGGTGGCCTTTCCAGCCGGCTTCGCCCGGGGTCGTATTGGCGATCACGCCCATGCGGGCGTAGGTGGATTTACCTATGAACAGGCAGGTGATGCTCGAGGGGATGGCGAGGTACTCCAGGGCGACGCCCAGGCCGTAGCTGTGGCCAGGGAGGATGAAGTAGCTGCCGCGCTCGTCCTCGTGCAAGGGGACGGCCTCAAGGTTGGCGGGGTTGAATTCCTTGGGATCCATCACGGTGCCGGGGACGTGGCGGAACACGAGGAATTCGCGGGGTGACAGGCGAAGGTCGTAGCCGTAGGAGCTGCAGCCATAGCTCAATACCTTGCGGTCTTCGATCTGGCGGATGAGGTCAGGCTCGAAGGGCTGGATCATGCCGCCAGCAGCGCGGACGCGGATCCAGATGTCGTTTTTCAGCATTAGATGTGGGTCCAAGTCTTGCGGGTAATGATGCGAGAAACGGTGGCCGGGGCGATGCCGTAGCTCCGGGCCAGCTCTTTCTGCATGACGCCGTTGGCTGCCGACTGGCGCAGTCGGTTGACGTCGTTCTCAGTGAGTACAGAAGCTGCGTTTCGGGAGCCCTTTGCCGTGACTCCGTTTCGGGGAGTTCCGGGGCTAGGTCCCGGCTTCTTAGGGCCTACGTAGGTCTCGAGGGTGCGAAGCAGGCTTCTGCAGGACGTGCAGCGAAGCCATCTGTGCGTGCCGTCGTCACGGTGTTCCGTGTTGATGACGCGCGTGAGTGCGCCACAGCTGTTGCACCGCATCAGTGCTCCCAGGTGTCAGGGGCGTGGGGGGATTGCGTGGGGCGCCAGGGTGACGTGGCCCAGCGGGCGCCAGCGCCGAGGACGATGCCCAGGGCGATGGCGAGGACGGCGTAGCGCTTCATGCGAGTTGAGTAAGGTAGATCGTGACGGCGAGGATTCCCAGGAGCCAGGTCAATCCGAAGACGATGACGGGTGGCATTGGGGATACATGCGGAGGAGTTGCGTCTTGCGCTCATCGATGAGATGGGCGGAGGAGACGATGGAACAAGGGCCGCTCTCGGGGATGCAGATCCGATAACAGTCGTGGCCGTGGGCGTCGACGTAGTAATCGAC